AATGTAGCTATCACCCATGTCATAACTACCAAAGGTTGCATCTGTTTTAACTGCTACAAACCAACGAGCATACTCATTCGTTGATTCGTTTTTAGGAAGTTGATATGTCTTTAGCAATTTCATTTCAGTAGGACCAAATGGACCATCACCTTTATAGATAGCGTATGGGTTTTGCATTGGTCTTGATTTACCTAATAGATTTTTAGCCATGAGTTTCTTCCTTAGATTCTGTAAGTATTTTTTGTATACCTAGCTGTATTTCAATAGACTTTACTTTTTCACTAAGTTCATCTATTTGTTCTTCCATGACTGATACAACCAGTTCAAGAATATTTAGTTTACTCAGTTTCTCCATTATTTACCCTATCTATAACAGTTTCTAAATCAAAGATTGCTTCATTGATCCCATTGGCACCACGTTTGTATTTAGTACCAGTGATATGACTAGCAAGTTTTAGCAGTTTTGTTTTAGTTAATCCACGACTAGGCATGATACCAGACTTTGATAGTTTTAGTGCTGATTTAAGGAAGATTGCTTGTACTTCATCTCTTCCAGGATTTTCTATTGTTATGTGAGAATCCATTATTTACTCCTTTAAGTGTATATAGATGATTTAGTTGCTTCTCTCCAATCAGAGCTAGTCATTCCTGTCATTAAGAATTCACGTTCATCTGCATTAAGCATAGGGAAAGCATTCTGTATTAATTCACCATCTTCCCATTTTGCAAAACAAGCATCAAACATTGTTGGTTCAATTTTGAATGACATACAGCTAGATTCACCAGTGATAGGTGATGGTTTACATAAGTGTATCATTATTTACTCCTTTTGTTGGGCTTTGTCGGTACTACACCCAGCGTCCCATAAAATATAAAAGACCCTAAGAGAACCTTAGAGTTCCCAAGAGAGCCTTAAAAATCTATTGCACTTGCAGAGATTTTTTAGAAAAAGTGTATCCCGAAGGGATTCAATTTAAAAATCTAGATACCCCAAGAGAACCATAGTTCCCTTGGAGCAAGCTTGGTAAATTCGACCCTCGTGGTCGAATTCAAAGATCGTCTGGTCGTATCTTTGGACGTATTGTACCATCGATGACAGCATCAGAGTAGTCATCCTCTGTCATCAGTACAGTAACCCCATCAACTACATACGATCTTAGATCCTCATAGCTGTTAGTAGCCACCTCAACGGAAGCTACTGCGATTATGGTGACGATATAAACGTGTATAACGCCAGTGAGGAGTGATGTAAGCATAGGGTTCCTCCTAGAACATTTCGTCAGTGATGATCTCACCAGTTGACGTTGTGGTAGGTGCTATACTCGCTAAGACTTCGAAGTCTATAGAGTTAGAACCAGTATACTCAACTAAGTCAGTTACCTGAATAGCTGTGAGTGAGTTCGCAATGCCCTTGCGTCCAGCTGTATCGTATGGATACTGGAAGACAATGACGTTGCCTTTAGAACCATTACCAATAGTTGTACCATCAAGCGGTTGTTTTGTAGAGTCAACTACACGAACAGGCCCGTTGTTTTCACCATTGGCTTTGAATTCTTTACGCTTTACAGAACCAATCCACATATTGTCTTCAGCAAAGGTTGGCCCATGCTTCATTGGGACATGGTTTGCAATGAGTTCTGCAGCTTTAGCATCACTGTCAGTTGCTAGTTGGCCTTCCCATTGTGGAGTACCAAACGGATTTACAGTTTGCTTTGGATTTAGTTTCATCCAGTTTAGGAACACATCGTTGATGATGTAGTTGCGAGGTGTAAAGCCTTCTGAGGTAGATTTAGCCATGTTATAAAATTCCTTGTTGCAGGTTAAGAGAAAAGTCTTTTTAGATCGGAGCCGACTTGTCGTGCTCTGATCCACTATACTCACCTAGATGAATATAACAATGACACCCTAGAATCCCAGAGTGTCATTCTTATTCTCATCAATCTTTGAAATACCCTAAGATCTCCTCGACATAGAACTTAGCTCTAGCCTCAGACATTGCAGGGTATTTACGCATAGTTGCTTTGATAGCTTCAAGTTTATTTTGAGCCATGGTGTTTAGTTCCTTTTCTTCTGTAAGCTTCATTCCTACAGATGTTTAAGTTAGACGATATTATTAAAACGTACCCCGCATCATTGTAGAGTACGTACTTGTCAAGGGCTTTCTTGATTTTCATCAATTAGCCATCCAGTAACACAATACACCACATATCCCAAGGATAAGTAGTAGTAGCATTAAGTTACCAGCCCAGTCATCCAATCCACACATCATTGTTTGTGACCTGCTTTGGACTTGAGTTCTTCATGTTTCTCGAACCAATCATTATCATAGTCGAAAAGATGTGGTTCATCAGCCTCGGCTTCAGCCATCTTACATTCAAACTTTATCAGAACGGATTCATCATAAGTTTCCATTATTTTACTCCTTTCAAGAGGTTACAACTGTTTCTTCTATATTGAATGTTACTTCAACAGGGTTAGACACAGTTAGTCTAAAGATTGTGGGAAATAGCCCAGAGTCATAGTCATCCATATAAATGGAATTGTAGTGTTCAAACGCATCTTGCTTGAATTCAAATGTTTTACAGTATGGTTCATTGAACATGAGGTGATCTAATGATTCTCCTTCATCAGCATACCATCCTTTACGTACAACGTAGATGAATTTTGTGTTTGCTGCATCAGTCATAATATACTCCTTTCAAGAGTTGTTAAATTAGACTACGAAAGGCAATCGCAACTGCCTTTGCTAGTTTAATTTATTGTTTCTCTATAGCATCACATATTTCTGCTAACCACCTATCTCGTACTGAGAGGTAAGCATTGCATCTAGCTAATGCTATTAGATTTAATTCATTTTGCTCTAGGTACTCTGTAGATTTAGCCATTTCATTATTAATAACTATGTCAACAGCTTCTTCTATGTCCTCTAACACTTCATTTGGATCTCTGATATCTTCAAAGTCCTCATTTATAACAGAGAGTGAGTTATTACAGAAGTTATTGAAGTCATTAGCTATGTCTTCCCATTCGTGAGGAATTTCGCTTAACAGTCTTTTGACAGTTTTACGACAGATGTCTTCACGTTCTTCTGCTTCTTTGAGAGCTTTCTTTGCTGTTCTCACAAGCGTCATTGTTTCAGAAATAGTCATAGTATACTCCTTTCAAGAGTTGTTAAATTAGACTACGAAAGGCAATCGTAATTGCCCTTGCTAGTTCAATTTATTACTTAGGGAGATTAGCCCTGATCTTAGCATTGATACGAACTTTGGCATGAGCAAGAGCAGCCTTTGCAGTATCAAATTTACCAAGAGTACCAAGACGAACTTGGATTGGACATCCGTTCTTCTTGAGGTAGATATCAAAGCTATTAGATTTAGCCTTGTAGTTTGTTACAGTGAACTCACCATACTTACCATATGCAACAGTGTATGCAACATGGTTCTGGCCTTTGTAGCCTTTCCAAGTAGGACGAACAACAGTGTGTAGTGTAGCTGAATCAGCCATGATAAAACCCTTTCAAGAGTTGTTAGAGTTGAGGATGAGCCCCCAACAATGCTTAATAGAGCGTACCCAACCTCTTGGGCGTGGTACGATCGGATACTGCACCAGTCAGGTAGACTACTGCAAGATAGATTAGACACTAACTGAATCTTAGCTTGGTCTAATCTGAGAGAGTTCTCTAAGATATAGAGATATAGATAGTAACAATCGGGAGTCTTAGAGAGAGTTCTCCCTATAAGGAACTTAGAGAATCAGATACTCCCATAGCATCTGTCTAATTCTCTCTGCATCTTACGGATCTCGCTACCATCTATGCGGTAGTAGCTCTCAGAGGCTCTGTAAGACTCTCTAAGATGTCGGTAGAACCCATATGGATACCAACCACCTATAGAGATGCTTGATAGACTCACAGCTTGTCTGGGAGTCCCTGAGAGTTCCCTAAGAGTGATAGGGGGGTAGCCAAAATAAACAAGGGTACATATAAGAAAAAAGATCCTTTGAGGCTCTCTCTCAAAGACTCCCTATAATTCCCAGAGGGTAGCCCCAAATCCTCACAGATAATCGACTAATCATAAAATATTACAGGTATATACATAGAGATCCCCCTAGGCTACTACACAGACGCATAAACCATAGTTAACTTATTGATTTATAACGATATGTAGTATTTATCTTTTTTCTTATCTCTAAGTTCCTTATAGGGACAATGTAACATATAGGTAACAGTATGAAAAACAAAGAGATCATGTCTCTTCTTAAAGAAAAAGAGAAGAGAATTAAACTTAAAGGGTACGAAAACAACTTTACTTCTTTTGCTTCAGAACAAATTAAGATAATAACTAAAGATACTAGTAAGGGGTTTGTTCCTTTTAACTTTAATGACTGTCAAATAAAGATTACAGAGGCTCTTCAAGAACAACAAGACAAAACTGGTAGGGTCAGGGCTATTATATTAAAGGCTAGGCAGCAAGGTATCTCTACATACTGTGCTGGTAGGGTCTTCTGGAAGTCTTACTTCTCCCCACACTCTAGATCTGTAGTCATGGCACATGATTCTGCTACATCTGATGCTTTGTTTAGTATGTCTAAAAACCTTATCAGGAACATGGAGGGTGATTTAGTCCCTAATGAGATTACATCTAACGCTAAAGAGATAAAAATCCAATCACCTGCGTACCAAGAGAAGGATGCTGTAGGATCTTACAGGCTATATACAGCTGGATCTCCTGAAGCAGGTAGGGGAACTACCCCAACCATAGCACATCTCTCAGAGATTGCCTTCTGGACTCACGATGAGAAGATATTAGCTGGTCTATTCCAAGGTATATCACAAGCAGAGGGTACAGAAGTCATCCTAGAGTCCACAGCTAATGGTGCTCAAGGAGAATTCTATAGATTATGGAAGGGTGCTGTTGCAGGAGAGAACGAATACCTACCAATATTCCTACCATGGTTTATAACTCCAGAGTATAGACGTACAGCACCTGAGGGTATGGAGTTAACACTAGAAGAAGAAGAGATTGTAGAAAATTATAAACTAGATTTAGATCAGATGTACTGGAGGAGACTCAAGATTGCCGAGGGTGGTAAGCTTAAGTTTCAACAGGAGTACCCTGCTACGGCAGATGAAGCTTTTATTGTGTCTGGTTCTAATGTATTCAACATTGAGAAACTAAACTCTCTGATCCCTAGGGCAGAACAAAGGCGTAGTGAGTGGGATCCTTCTAGTAAGATGTTTGATGAAAACAAAGAAGGTAATCTTTCTATATATGAGTACCCTAAGTGGGAAGAACCCTATGTTATTGGGGCTGATGTCTCTCTTGGGGTAGGTCAAGACTACAGTGCTGCAGTTGTTATGAATAATAGCTACGAGATTGTAGCTGTCTATAGGAATAATAGGATTGACCCTAGTATGTGGGGAGAATTACTTTTCTATCTAGGCAGATACTACAACAATGCTTTCTTAGCAGTAGAATCTAACTCAATGGGAATAGCTACGCTACAAAAACTAGAACAAATGGGTTATCTAAACCTATATAAACAAACTAAGATGGCTAATGTGTCTAATGAAGAAGGTATGCGTCTAGGTTTTAGAACAACCTCTGCATCTAAACCAGTAATCATAGGGAACTTAAAGAATCTTATAGATAACGAAGACATTATGATACCA